GTCTTTTATTATGTTTCATTATGGGACTTTCACAAGTCACTTGGGCTGACACGACCTCAACATCAACAGACGCTGTAACACAATCAAATAGTAGTGGTTCAAACACTTCTATTTCAGGTGGTTATTCAGCAGAAACTACAACAACCTATCAATCAGGTTCAAGTAGTAATACCTCAACTACAAACACTACTAACGCATATACAGGCGATCAAAGAGTAGTCAATTCATCATCAGCACCATCTATGTCAGCAATGTCGCAAGACTTATGTTTAGTTGGCGTATCAGCAGGTGTATCAACATTTGGTTTAGGTGTTTCAGGTGGTTCATATACTAGAGATGAAAATTGCGAAAGAATTAAATTATCTAAAGTCTTAAACGATTTAGGTATGAAAGTGGCTGCTGTTTCTATACTATGTCAGGATCCAAGAGTGTTCTATGCAATGGAACAATCAGGTACACCTTGTCCATTTGAAGGTAAGATTGGTAAAGAAGCACAAGATCAATGGAAAAAGTATGGTAAATTAAGACCAGACTTTGAAAAATACACAGATAGATTAAAAGTTGTAGAAAAAGCAAATAAAGAATGGGAAATTAAAATGAAAGATAAAGACGAAGTGATAGCTAAACAAGCAACTGAAATATCTAAAAATGAAGTAGAACAAAAAAAATTAGAAAAAGAGATTTTAGAGTTAAAAAAAAAGACTCAAAAATAGATAAACGATGGATATTGATACCCTTAACATTATTCTTTGGAGTGCCCTTATAATCTATGCAACTTACAAAGTATATAATTTTATTCACAGTCTTAATCCTTACGATTTTAGTAACAAGAAGTAGTAACGCAGAAACTACTTGTACTGAAAACAGTTTGGGTGACCAGACGTGTGTTACAACCACTACTACTAATGTACCTGGTGTAACAACAGACAATCTATTATCACCTAATTTCCAAGACGGTAGTTGGAACTATTCGTCTAATATGACCTTTCACGGTTCAAATACATTAGCAACAACTCACAACTCATCAGCAGATTCAACTGTATCATTAAGCACAGATGGTGGTTTAACTAAATCACAAATTAATTCTGGTTTTACATCTACATTTGGATTGGATATTTGGTTTTGGAGCGGTTCTACTTCTAATGTTACAATGAAACAAACTCTTACAGATGATAATGGAAATGTAATTACTCAACAAAGAGTTATATCAGGAACAAATAATACTTATGGAACAAATTATACAGATACAATTACTGTAAATGCTAACACAAAATCAGATTATTCTATCAAAGCAGAGCTATCTAATACAACACCTGCTTACACAACAGGTCATTATGGTCCTGACATTAATGATCCAAGTTTAGTTGTAACTACAAACAGTACAACATCAACATCTATTTCCGAAACATTTTTATACTGTTATGAAAGAGTACCAAACGCTTGCACTTACGATAACAAAGCGTTAGAAGATATAGCAGATTTTAAAACAGATGATGGTAAATCTTATGACCAATATGTTGAAGACGCAATAAAAGATTTTGAAGTTGTAAGTGTAGATACGTCTATTATAGTAGAAGATGATTTTGGTAAAATAGAAGAATTTAAAATAGAAGATTACGCTGTCGAAACTTTTGACAAGTTTATATCATCAAACGATTTAACAGAAACTTTTGAAACTGCTTTAGTAGAAGAAGATTTAACTAAAGAAGAATTTTATGATACAATGGCAAACGAAATAAAAGAAGAATTTGAAACTGAACTAGGAGGATCAAATGACTTAACTACCGATGCTAAATCCGAAGACTTTAATACCGAAACAGAAACTAACTTAGAGGAAGCCAATGCTGACACTACGACAACAAAAGAGACTACGGAAATTGATACTGAGACAAATACGGAATCAGAAACAACAGAAACTAATTCAACTGAATCAGATGTGGTTGAAAATAAAGAAACAGAAGGATCGGAGACGGAGACGAACACTAAAGAAACTGTGGATGCTAAGGAGACTGGCGATGTTAAAACAGACAGCGGGAAGACAGTTGACAATAGCAGCATAGAAAAGAAAGTTGAAAGAGTTATTGCAAAAGTTATTTCAAAATTAAAAGATGTTGATAAGAAACTTCAGGCTATTCAATATATTACTACAAAAGGTATTACTGCTGGAGAAGCAGACATATCAGGATATATAAATAAGAGAGTATATAATACTCAACAACAGATTCCTGACGCACCTTTTTATTCCAATTTGAATATATTAGAACAACAACAAATTTATAGTGATGTATCATTAACGCAATATACATCAAATGATTTAATTGGAAAACAACAGAATGCTTTGTTAGATGTTGAACAAGAAATAAACAGAATACAAAGTGAATTATATGCGTTAAAACAAAAAAGAGGATAACAATGATAGATAAAATTAAAAACAATCTTACAGCACTAATAGCAACTGTAGGTTTAATTGGTACTATTGGTACAGGTTTTGTTAAGTATGGTGAGATTATGAATAAAATTGACTCTATTGATCCTGACAAATTTGCTCAGACAGTAAAAGTATTTGATGAGAAACTAGCAAAATATGATACTAATATCAAAATCAATGAAAAAGAAATTGAGTTATTAAAAGCTCAAATTAAAGAATTAAAAATAAAGGCTAATAATCCATTAGCAAATTAATATGGAACAAGTTACAAAAGATGTATCGCAATTAAGTATTGACCTCGAAGTTTTAAAAAACGAGGTAAAACAAGTTGCTTCAGTTAATGAAAAATTAGATACTGCTATAGATAAACTTACGGACATCTCTGGCAGTATTAAATCTATGTTAGCCGTACACGAAGAAAAACTATCTAAACAAGAAGATATAGATAAAGCAATATTCAACCTAATAGAGAGTCGTAGGGTTGAGTTTGATAATAATTACAAAGAATTACACGCAAGAATTAATAAGATTCACCAAGAATTAACAGATGAGATTGAAATGTCTGAGAAACGTTTAATGTGTGAAATTAAGACTTTAAACGTAAATTTAGACGGTAGGATCGGCGTATTTGAAAAATATAGATGGATCATCATAGGTGCTTCAATAGTCGTAGGACTGTCTATGCCTTCTATATTGAACATATTAAAGATTATGCAGTAGATACTTGACTTTTTTGTCTATATAGTATATACTGTTTATTATGAGTGGTTACATTGATTTAAATTATATTAGTAAAATACAGCCTAGATTACAACAGTTTAAAAAGAAACGAGATTACCTATTCAATTTTCGTTGTCCTGTTTGTGGTGATTCTAAAAAGTCTAAAACAAAGGCAAGAGCATATCTTTATAGAGTAAAAAATGATATGTTTTTTAAATGTCATAATTGTAGTGCTTCACACAATTTAGCAAACTTTATAAAGTTAGTTGATAGACCTTTATATGACCAATATATTTTAGAAAGATATAAAGGTAGTAAACCTATTGGCGAAAATAATCTATTTGAAAAATTTAAAATAGATACAAAAAAGAAATTAAAATCTACACCTCTACAAGGACTTACAGCCTTTAGTAATTTAAATGATGATCATCCTGCAAAACAATATTTATTAAAAAGAAAAATACCTGAAAATTATTTTTCTAAACTTTTTTTATGTAATAAATTTCAAGCCTATGTTAATAAATTAAAACCAAGAACATTTAGCAAAGAAACTGATAAGTATGAACATCCTAGATTAATTATTCCTTTTTATGACGTTGATGGTGAAGTATTTGCTTTACAAGGCAGAGCTTTTGGTAAAGAACAACCAAAATATCTCACCTTAAAGTTGTACGAAAATAAACAAAAAATATTTGGACTAGATAGATTAAATTTACAAAAAACTATATACATAGTAGAGGGTCCTTTAGATAGTTTATTTTTAGATAATTGTATTGCAGCCGCAGGTGCTGATATACATTTACCTACTGAAACAAAGGACGTTGTATTTGTATTTGATAATGAACCAAGAAACAGACAGATAATAGACAAGATGTATAAATTAATAGATGACAATTACAGTATGGTTATTTGGCCTGAAGGAACTAAAGAAAAAGATATTAATGAAATGATCATAAACGGTAAAACAAAAAAACAAATACAAAAAATTATATTCGACAATACCTATTCAGGTTTGTCAGCAATCACTCAATTAAATTCATATAAACGTTGTTAAGGGGAGAATTATGGTAACAGGAAACGTGTCTATTAACGTCAAAAAAAGAAAAGATAGAGGCACAGAACCTCTTAACATTGAAAAGATACACGAAATGGTAGAATATGCTTGTGAAGATATAACAGGTGTATCAGCTTCACAAGTTGAAATGAAAAGTGGTTTACAATTTTATGATGGAATTACTACAGATGAAATACAACAAATTTTAGTTAAGTCAGCTGCAGATTTAATTTCACTAGAAGCACCTAATTACACTTATGTTGCATCCAGATTATTACTTTACAGTTTAAGAAAACAAGTTATTGGTAAGTTATGGGATCATCCACACTTTTATGACTATGTTAAAAAAGTTGTAGATAAAGGTTTATACGATAAAGAAATTTTTACACACTATCAAAGAAAAGATTTTGATAGAATGGAGAATTGGATTATTCATAATAGAGATTATGATTTTACTTATGCTGGGTTAAGACAAGTGATTGACAAATATTTGGTACAAGATAGAAGTACCAATGAGATATATGAAACACCACAGTTTATGTATATGATGATCTCAGCTACTTTATTTTCAAAATATCCAAAAGAAAAGAGGATGACCTATGTTAAAAAATATTATGACGCTATTTCACAATTCAAAATCAATATTCCTACTCCCGTTATGGCTGGTGTACGAACTCCTTTACGCCAGTATGCGAGTTGTGTATTGGTTGATATTGATGATACCTTACCTAGTATTTTCTCTGGTGATATGGCGATTGGAAGATACATCGCTCAAAGAGCTGGAATCGGAATCAATGCAGGCAGGATACGTGGAATCAATGCAAGAATACGAGGCGGAGAGGTCCAACACACTGGTGTTATACCTTTTCTTAAAAAGTTTGAGGCAACGGTTAAGTGTTGCACTCAAAATGGAGTTCGAGGAGGATCAGCAACAGTCCACTTCCCTATTTGGCACCAAGAAATAGGAGATATTATTGTATTAAAAAACAATAAAGGTAGTGAAGACAATAGAGTTAGAAAATTAGATTATTCAATACAATTATCAAAACTATTTTATGAAAGATTTATAAACAACCAAGATATAACTTTATTTTCACCACACGAAGTACCAGAACTATATGAGGCTTGGGGTACACCAGAGTTTGATGAACTGTACGAAAAAACAGAAAGAAAAACAAGTGTAAAGAAAACTAAAGTTAACGCACAAGAATTATTTTTTGACATACTAAAAGAAAGAGCAGAAACAGGTCGTATCTATATTATGAATATTGACCATTGTAACACTCACTCATCTTTTAAAGATAAGGTTTCAATGTCTAATCTATGTCAGGAAATAACTTTACCAACCACTCCAATACAACACATTGATGGAGAAGGTGAAATTGCTTTATGTATTTTATCTGCCATCAATGTGGGTAAAATCAATAGACGATATGAGTTAGAACCTTTATGTGATTTAGCAGTAAGAAGTTTAGAAGAAATCATAGATCATCAAAATTATCCTGTCAATGCAGCTGAAGTATCAACAAAAGCAAGAAGAAGTTTAGGTATTGGTTACATTGGTCTTGCACACTATCTTGCTAAAAAAGGTTACAAGTATGACCAGAAACTTGCGTGGAGACAAGTTGATAAACTAACAGAAGCATTCCAGTTTTATCTATTAAAGGCAAGTAATGAAATTGCAAAAGAAAAAGGTAAATGTGCATACTTTGATAAAACAAAATACGCTGATGGCATTTTACCTATTGATACTTACAAAAAAGATGTAGATGATATTGTAAAAAGAGAATTAACATTTGATTGGGAATGGCTAAGAAAAGAAATAAAAGAACACGGTTTAAGACACAGTACACTTTCTGCTCAAATGCCAAGTGAATCTTCGTCTGTAGTTTCAAATGCAACTAATGGTATTGAACCGCCAAGAGATTATCTAAGTATAAAAAAATCTAAGAAAGGTCCTTTAAAACAAATTGTACCAGAATATTCTAAATTAAAAAACTTTTATACATTACTTTGGGATATGAAAGGGAATGAAGGATATATAAATATCGTTGCAGTAATGCAAAAATATTTTGACCAGGCAATAAGTGGTAACTGGTCGTACAATCCTGAAAATTATACTGATGGTCAAGTGCCTGTATCAATAATGGCACAAGACTTATTGACAACTTATAAGTTGGGTTGGAAGACTTCTTATTATCAAAACACATATGATAGTAAGAAGGACGAAGACGAACCGACTCATCCAGTTGGGTTCCACGATAACGTGCCAGAAGATAAACCTAAACAAGAAGAGGACGAGGCCTGTGAGTCTTGTACAATTTAAATGGAAAACAGTTTATTAATACACAAACATTTAATTATTAGAGCTGACATTAACAACCCACCAAAAGATGTAGATTATTTAAAAGGTTGGATGGAAGATTTTATTAAATTTATTAATATGAAAGTTATGTTAGGACCATATGTTGCTTACTGTGATAAACCAGGGAATAGAGGCATAACAGCCGTGTCAGTTATCGAAACAAGTCATATTGCTATGCACGTTTGGGATGAACCAACACCAGCACTTATGCAATTAGATATATATAGTTGTTCAGAATTTAATCCTTATCTGATTGCAGACAAATTAAAAAGAGATTTTGCAGTACAGAAATTAGATTATAAATTTTTAAATAGAGAAACAGGACTAAAAAATATAGTTTTAAATAAACAATACGTAGTATAATGAAAAGTGTATTTAATAAATCAAAGACTTTAGATCAGACAAAACAACCAATGTTTTTTGGTGAAGATTTAGCTGTGCAAAGATATGATACATTTAAGTATCCTATTTTTGATAGATTGACACAACAACAGTTAGGTTTCTTTTGGAGACCAGAAGAAATATCTTTACAAAAAGATAGAAACGATTATGCTCAACTATCTGAATCACAAAAGTTTATTTTTACGTCTAATTTAAAGTATCAAACAATGTTAGATAGTGTACAAGGTAGAGGTCCTTGTCTTGCATTTTTACCATTTGTATCAATACCTGAATTAGAAGGTGCCATAGTTGCTTGGGACTTTATGGAAACAATTCACAGTAGAAGTTATACATATATAATTAAAAACTTATACTCACAACCTGGTGATGTATTTGATACAATTATACAAGATGAAAAGATTGAAAAAAGAGCAAAATCTGTTACAGAAGCATATGATAAGTTAATTGATTTAGGTTATAAGTATAAATTAAATCCAAAGTCAGTTGATGAATATGAATTAAAGAAAGCATTGTGGTTAGCATTAGTAACTGTAAATGTATTAGAGGGTTTAAGATTTTATGTATCCTTTGCTTGCTCATTTGCATTTGGCGAATTAAAACTAATGGAAGGTTCTGCTAAGATATTATCATTAATTGCTAGAGACGAGAGTCAACATCTTGCAATGTCACAAAATATTATTAACGCATATAGAAATAAAGAAAATGATAAAGTAATGAATAAAGTTATTAAAGATACAGAAAAAGAAGTTTACAAAATTTATGATGAAGCTGTCCAAGAAGAAAAACGTTGGGCAACATATTTGTTTCAAAAAGGTTCAATGATCGGCCTTTCTGAAAAACTATTACATCAATATGTTGAATATATAGCAAATAGAAGAATGAGAGTAATTGGATTAGAACAAAAGTACGAACAATCTAGTGCTAATAATCCTTTACCTTGGACTCAACATTGGTTTAATAGTCGTTCAATGCAAAATGCTCCACAAGAAACTGAAATAGAAAGTTATGTTATTGGTGGACTTAAACAAGATGTAAAAAAAGATCAATTTAAAACATTTAAACTATAATGACAACACTTACTCCACCAAATTTAAGTCAAACCACTATTACTTGTAAGAATTGTGATATATCATATCACGTTAGTTGGGCTGATGAAGATACAGAACCATCAACTTGTCCTTTTTGTGGTGCAGACACTTCTATAGAAGAAGAGGATGCAATATTTGATAATGAAGAAGAACAAGACGATTGGAATTGATTATAGTTTAAGTAGTCCTGCTATTTGTATATGTAGAGGACCATTTAAATTTGAAAACTGTAAGATATATTATCTTACAAATGTAAAAAAATATGAAGGTGATTTTTGTAATGGACAAATAAATGGCAGACTTCATTTACCCTATACCTCCGAGACTCAAAGACACGACCAAATATCCGATTGGGCGCTTTCTATTATTGATACTGCTATTGGTAATATTTTTATAGAAGGCTATTCTTTTGGATCAAAAGGACTAGTATTCAACCTAGCAGAGAATATGGGTACTCTTAAACATAAACTCTATAAACTCAATAAACGATTTCAATCTATAGTACCAGGCCAGATAAAGAAAAACGCTACTGGTAAAGGTAATGCAGACAAACTAAAAATGTATGAGCAGTTTGTAAATGATACAAACATTGATTTAATGAAAGAATTTGATCAAACAAAACTGAATAATCCAGTCACAGATATAGTTGATTCATATTATATTGCAAAATATGGGTCAAAAATATAAATGTTCTTGTTTTGTTCTTATATAATACCTTAAAAACTCAATAAAATCAACACTTTTTAACGCTTGACTTCGTACTAAAAATAGTATAGCGTATATGTATATGACAAACAAAAATAACATTATGATAGAAAATTCAAACAATTACTTTTTAAAAGGCAAATATAGAGAAACTTTTAACGTTGTTTATAAAAGAGAATATCAGGATCCAGAAGATGGCTCTGATACATTTTGGTCTTCATCAACACTTTATAGAAATGTACCTATTTCTAAAATTAAGTACTATCAAAAAAGACTATTAATGTTTAAAGATTATATGGACAAAATTTACAAAGAAGACGCTACTAATTTCTTAGGTAGTACTGCTATCGAAATTATATATGCAGACGAATATTATCAAACATATGAAGATGTATTTGGTTCAGAAACGGCTGCAGGTGATGATAACTTATTTAATGACTTTGGTCAGTTATATCAAAGACAAGGTTTTAGAAAAGACTTTGATCCTGACTTAGTAAAAAATTATAAAACTAAAAGACAATATATTATCAAAATGAACTAAGGAGAAACTATGGTAGATACAAACATAACATATACAGAAAAAGACGAAGGTAAAAACCTTTATAGAAAGAAAACTTATTATACACTTGTTATTGAACAAGAAGTATTAGCAAAAGATAAAGACGAGGCAGATAAACTGTTCGGCGATAGTGGTATTGATCACTCTAAAATCAATAGTGAAATAACTGAAACAAAAGATGGCGTTGAAACATATATGGTAGACGCTAATTATAATGATAGTGGCGATACAGAATATATGGGTAAAGTTGTTTTTGATACTGACACTTATGGTGATGAGGCAATTGAAAACGGTGATGTTACAATTGACACTTATGCAGATGAGAACGATTTATCAGAAAAAGAAAAATCAGATGTAGATACTGCTATCAATTTAGAATGGGAACAATCAATAGGTAAATAATATGGCTGGTAATA